ACTTTCCTTCCATCTTTTGTGATAGATATCTTAGTGATACCAGCATTTTTCTGATTTCCAAATAAGAATACTAAGGTTGAATTAAGCCATACAGCCTCACCACCTTTTGCTTTAATCTTTGGTTGTCCGAATGGGTTGTCTGGAAGTTCAACCCAAGGTTGATTTGCAATTACTAATGTATTGGTATGTTTTTTATCCATCCTTCTTGAACCAGTTATTCTCTGATTCAATCCCATTCCAATTTTGTCGGCTAAAGTTGAGGCGTTGTGTTGTTTACCACCCTTACCTTCAAATGTCATTTTACATGGTACAGACCCCACAGAATCCCAAAGGAAACATAAATCATAATCTAATTCACCCTTATCTTGGGCGTCTAGTAATGAATTTGCGTAATCTGTAATTTGTTCAATATAATCAAAATGATTATTAAATAGGAAAAATCCATCCCATTCTGAATTACCAGTCTCTTTGTTAATTACTTTCTCGCATTCTAAACCCATAAGTAAGGCATGATCGAAAGTCCATTTTTGTTCTGTAATTAAGAAAACAGGCAAAATTCCCTTTTTCTGAGCGTCCTTTGCTGTGTCGATTAACGCTGTTGTTTTCCCTGTATCCGAATGGCCGAGTAACATATTTAAATGCCCCATTGCTGGACCAGGTACTCCACAAGCATCTAAAAATGCGTCTCCCAAGTCAAAAAACCTGTCAGGTTTAAATGATGCTTCTTGAGAGTATTTTGATTTGATTGCTGAAAAGTCTTTTTTCTTGATGGCCATATATTTTATTATTAACTTCTTTTATTAAACTACCGATAATCTTCCGACCCATAGATCGGAAGAAAATCAGTAGATTTGGTACTAAAATGGTAAATCCTCGTCTTCACCATCATCTTCCTGTGGATCTTCAATTGGAGGTGCAGTTGTTACTGCGGTTTGAGTCTTGGTCTCAGTTGCGACTCCACCATCACTTGATTCTGCTCCACCAACCGTTTCTTCTGCGGTAGATGCTGACACCCATCCTTTCTTATCGTTATCCCATTTTGGAGTTTCACCGTTGGCCACCATTTCAAGATAGTCTTCAGTTTTCTTTGCGTAAACATCTGACCATACCAAACTATCTTCCAACCATTTTGCGGCAGTTTCTTTGTCTGCATGCAATGGTGAAGGATCTTCCTGAATGACTGAACTGATTGAGGTATAATCTTTACCGTTATTGGACTTCGCCAATGATAGGGTAAGGATAAGGTCTCTACCCGTTTCTGGGTCGGTGATGTCTCCTTTACTGCGGAATATTGGGAAGATTTTGTCGAGAATACCTTCCTGCTTAGAGTTATGTTTGAATCTCCAAAATTTTGGTCCGTCAGCTTCGTTCTCTCTATCTATAACTTTGACGATATAGAATTTACGAGCCCGGTATGACCTTGCCAAAATATTATCTTCTTCTCTCCCCGTAGCTTCAAGGCTATCTTTAACATCATTTAATGGAGAGCGTTTACCTTCTTGTTTTGGATCCCATAATTTGGTCCAACGACCATCCACCTGAATTTCGTGGAAATAGACTTCAACAAATGGGCTTCCCCCATCTTTTGCTGGTAGAATACGAACTCGTTTTTCACCTGATGTTACCCCATTTGGTAAGATTGTGGTGAAATACTTTTTCATTCTTTCTTCTTGATTCTGAAATTTGCTGCCACTTGTGGCTTTGTTCTTTTCGTACTGTGCTTGTACGGCTTCGAATGTTCCCATAGTTTAAAAATTTAATGTTTGTTTATAAAACGTATTATTATGTGTTCAAAATATAAATAAAAAAAGCGTGATTACAAAATCACACTTCAATTATTTTTAAAATATATGTAAAAAAATCTCTTTTTCATTTTTAGTTTGGGCCCCGCCCTATTGTTATCGTTGCCGTATACGGCTAATTGTACTAAATATTAATAATTGTCATCTACAGCGGGATTGAATGATTTCATCATATCATATTTCCCATAATTCTCTACATCACCCTTTGTTAAAATATATTCATTCTTACCAGACTTCTTCATTTCTTCTTTTTTGTCATGAAAAAATTCGTCAGGTTTTTGATTGAATGGATATGAATCCAGGGATCTCATTTCAAGTTTTTCAACAGGTGTTGGTGGTTTGGAATCTTGGATTTGTGCTCCTAACTGATCAATTTTAGCTAAAACACTATCCATTTCACCTAATTTACCTTCTAGTTCTCCTAATTTTGAGAAAATATCATCCATTTTTTGAATTTCCGCTGGATTTTCGTCCTGAGTATTGTCCATTTGTTTCTTAACATCTTTAACCATGTTAACTAAATCAGTAATGTCAATCTCTTCAGTTGTGTCATCTTCGGTTGTGTCGGGAGTAACCTCACCATCGCCAGGTAAACCTGCTCCTGTATCGTCAATAGGTGGTAATGCGTTTGGATCTTCTGCTGGTAATGCGTTTGGATCTTCTGCCGCCATTGCGTTGGGATCTTCAGTAGGAGGTAATGCGTTGGGATCTTCTACTGGAGGTGTAGCTTGTTCAGTAATGAAGGTTTTGGTGTACTTGTTTATCTCTCGAAACCTATCAAGTCCCATGTCGGTTTTCGTGTTTTTCATAATTAGTCCTGTAATAATTGTCTACCGTCTTCGATAATGTATTTTTTATTAATGCGCTCTACTAGACCATCTTTTGATCTTATAACATAACATTCACCAGTCTCGCGGTCACATACAGTTTGTTCTTGTCCATCTTCCGAAACTTCCTTTACAAAGGTATTGTCTAGAAAGGCGTCTAATACTTTACTTGTGTCTTCCATTGAGTTTATTTTATTATAAATATCAAGAAAATTGTTAATTTCACTATGACATCCTAAAATACACAACTTGACCATCTATTAGTGATAATCTTTGCATTAAATGAGGTGACAGCCCAATTCCAAACCCTTCTTTATTTGGTCCCACATTGATCGGTCCCTTATATATATTATTATCAAAATCCATTTCATTCTCAATAACAGTTATTTTTCCTGCATATTGTTGAATCGATTGAAGACGTGGGTTTAAAAATTCTGTTCTATTAAATCCATGAATAATATTATCTGCCGTTACATATTTCATTGGTGGAGAACCATTCATTGTAAAATTACTAGAATAAAAGTCGTAATTTAGATTTTTAATATCACCCCATGTGATTTTTCTAACCAATGATGGAACTCCTGGAATATCACCCTCATCACCATATGTTAGATTTGAGACGATGTTCATTACCGTTCCGTCATCAATTTGATAATTTGTGCCACCCATCATAATTGCTACTGCTCGTAACCATTCGTTGTTATTGTCGACAAACTCTGACGGGGGTGAATTTTTATAACTAATCATTTGAATATAAGATCCTACATAATTTCCTTTCATTGAAATTGTATATGCCCCATTATATGGTATTCCATAATCGGTAATACCTGCACTTTTAAGAATTTTCTCGTCGTTGAACTTAATATACCCTGGGTCAGTCGTGTAAATACCACCTTGACCATCAACTAATGTGACGGCTGTGCCCGCAAGTTGTGATCTGTTTTCTTCATCAACAATTGCCCGGGCTTTATTTACTAACCTATCAAACAATGGTCGATAACTCGCCAAGAACGAATCTGAAGGATCTGGTAACGATTCCGCAGGGATTCTTGTGCCAGTAAATATAGTTTCAATTCCTGTTGTTCTAATATGATGTTCTACGTCGGTAATCAGATATGAACCCCTAAATAATGGAATGTTTTTAACATAGAAGTACATAGTTGGTTGAATCATCATATTACCCATGGCGGTCACCTTACATTGATATGATGAAGAACGATAAATGTTGAATAATCCGATATCGATCTGCGATGTACTCGAACCTGTCTCATTTCTACCAAGTCTTTCAAGTACTTGGAAAGATTCTGAGGTATTTCTTAAAGTGGCCTGATCTAATTCTACACCCTTAAAGATGGATTGGTTCTGATCTCCAAAGCTAACTTCGAAAGCAACCACTTTATTTGATTTACTGAAATCCGTTTTGGTGAAAACATCTGGTGCCACAATGATTGGATTGTTATTCACATTACCGATATCAAATCCATCATTTTTATATTTCTGTTTTTTATCAATATCAGCCAACTCAAGATGTTTCGACGTTGGGCCTGTATATTGTAAAATAATTTTTGGAGATGAATCTTGGGTGTCCACATCTAAAAATGCACCAAACATTGATTGTGCAATGTTCTTAGATGGCATTGTTTTCAATGAATTTGTAAAATTATTTCCATAAAAATTAACATATGCTGGAAGGGCTCTAATATCGAAACCAGTATCTTGAACTAATAAACTGATCGCACTAAACAGATTAATTTTTCTATTCCCATCTTCCTTTAGTCGAGTTAGTTTTTGCATGTCAATATAAACAGAATTTCCAATGTCCTTATTCGCCTTATCTAAGAATAAGACTTCTTCCATAAGAGTTCTCTGGCCTATTGAATTCCCTGCTGTCCATTTATCATTAAATGATTTGAAATAATTATATAGTTCTAATTTAATTGGGTCATCATTATATCCCCGTTTTTTACTTGCCCTCTCTACTACCGATGTTGGTTCAAAATCTTTAGATTGAATTCTAGTAACTAATTGTGATAAATAAAGGTCTAATCGTTTATCCTGACCGCTTACATTTGTTATTGGGTCTGAAGTTACAGTTGCACCGTAATTCGGTGAAATAAGGG